CAACACACCAACTATCAGCCCAGTGCGTTTGGCACAAGGACTACTCCGACGGTGGCTGTGTCGGGTCCTTGGTTCAGCAGAGACGAAAAAGAAGCCACAGAAACTCTCAAGGCCATACACACACTACGGGCAGTGACCAGCATGTTTTATGGTCGCGAAGATAGTAAAAAAGGCACGCCGCCGCCAGTGGGAAGATTTTTTGCCCACGGACTCTACAACAATACTCCTGTGGTAGTAAAACAATTCCAGTACAATTATCCCAACGATGTTGACTATATTGCTGTGCCCATGTATGGTGGTATGCAAAGTGTGCCAGTGTTGTTTGAAATGGCAGTACAACTGATAGTACAGATATCACCCATAGAAGCGGTAAAAGATTATACTTTGGAAAAATTTTACAATGGGGATTTATTAGGGGACGGATATATCTAATGGCCACTGGTAAAAACTTTTACAACAAGACCAACATCAAAGATTTCTATCTTGACCTAGCCAACTTGCCTTCAGCGAGGAAATTGGCCGCTGGCCAACGACTTGAGCAACATATAGTCACTTCGAGGCAACAGTATCGCCCGGATTTATTGAGCTTTGATCTCTACGGCAACAGCAACTATTGGTGGACCATCGTGCTGTTGAACCGAGATGTCCTGAAAGATCCCATCAGAGATCTCAAATCCGGTGTCATACTGCGTGTGATACCTGCCAACTCGATCACAGGGGTAGTCTGATGGCGGTAGGTCAGAAACCCGATTACAATATCGCCGGCTTGCCGGAAATTCATTATAACCCACTACAGCAGTATCGCAGCGTGACCTACAACATGCGCCTCACGGCCATGCCGGCTGCTGAAGCCACCGCCACCAGATTAGAGCGCAGTTACGATCATACCAAAGGCATCGTCTTGTTCGAAACTGGTGGTACCGGTACTATCAGCCTAGAAGAGCTGACCATGGAAGCAGTGGGTACCGGCAACAAGTCTGGAAATTACATGATGGCTCAGCCCATCGTGTTCCGCGGACGTTTGGTCGAACCAGTTGGTGGTCGATTGATTGAAGCAGTATCGTTGACATCTTACAAGTTGGGATATCCAGACAATCAATCGGCAGTCTATCTATTGGAAATTTGGTTCGTTGGCTATGATGACGATGATCAGCCAGTGATCTGTCGAGGTTGGGAAGACGAATCAATGGAGTTCCGTTACTATGTGACTCTACAGCAGTTGAAGATGCAGTTAGACTATCGAGGATCTGTCTATGAAATAGAGATGGTGCCGTCAACAGCCAAAGGGGCCCTGGGCGACTATATGAATCTAGAACAAGGTTTCCGCATGACAGCCAATCCCGCCACCATCGGTGATTTCTGTAAGAATCTAACAGACGCACTCAACAAACGCGAAGAACAAAAAGTCAAAGATGGCTATCGTTGTCATCCTCACAAGTATGTGATTACCGCTCATAAAAAAATACGAGACATGAAATTTGACTACTCGTTTTGGAGCAGAGGCAACTGGAGTTGGGGTCAAAATACCGGCGAAACACAAGTCGAAGCAGGAACAACTTTACAGAAATTTATCACCAACACTATTGGTGGTAACAGCAAAGAACTTTTCAAATATCTTCACAGAGTTGACGACGGTAAAAAAGATTATAATTCACCAGACACGAAACCAGGCAGCATTGGCAAAGGGGCTCCTCGCAGCATATCCATCATCGTTGGTTCAAAATTACAACGGCAGGGCGACAAGATCCTGTTTGATAACAAACTCAATGGCAGCGTAGAGGAAGTACATGTGTTCGTCACCACCAAAGAAGACGGCAAACTGGTCATTAGTCCGCAAGAATACGAAGACGCTAGGAATTCAGGATTCCGCGGCGATCGCGTACAGCGTTGGATCGATCTAGGTCTGCTGCGTAAAGTCTACAAATGGATCTACACCGGAGAAAATACCGAAGTACTAGGCGCCAACATCAAGATCGATAATCTATGGCGCATAGTAAGGCCTCTCTGGATCAGCAGCGAAACAGGACAACCGGCAGCAACAGGTAGTCGTTTACCACCGGCCAAAGAAACACCTGCTGGTAAAAACACTTCTTCAACAGTAAAGTGCGACGAAGCGAGAAAAGTCAATGCCTACGAATCCGACGGCACGGTACTTTACAGCGAAGATTTACCATTCCGTCAAGGCGAATCTGATCGAGGCAACATCAGTCCTAACGCAGACTGGTTGCCAAATTTGCCGAGGTTCTATCATGCCAACACACAGATCCAGCAGGCGCAGGCACAGAGTGCCTTCTTCGAAGAAAGCGCACACGAGTACAGCGTGTTTCGACAGATCCATGCTCAAGTCGGTGCTGGTAGTACTGATTTAAACACGCTGGAACTGGAAGTGCTCGGTGATCCTTATTGGCTCATGCAGGTTCCCAATACCTCAGGCAAGTATCCCTGGGAAGAGGATGTCTGGGAGTATGAAAAAGAACAATGGGACGACGAGACGTTGGCAGCGAAAAGGAAAAATTCTTCCACGCATAACTGGTTACCTTTCCTTTACTTTGAAGCGCAGGTACCATCGATCAATCTCAATGATGAAGATATCATGGATCTAAGGAACAGCGATTCTATCACTGGAATATACGGTATAAAAAAGGTAGTGAACTCTTTCGTCAAAGGCAAGTTCAGCACCAAGCTCGAGTGCTTCCGAGATCCGCTAGGCAACCCCTGGGTCAACAGAGATAAGAAAACCGCGGCCAAAAACGGAGAACAATCAGTGAATTCCGGACAAGCCACATCAACAGGTCCACGATCGGCGCAGACTCCAACAGGCGATCAGGGTGGTGGCAATCTGGGAGTATCAGGAGCGTGACATGCAGGTAAACACCGCCGGCGGCAAGCCATTACATCATCAACCGTCCAGCAATTCTAACAAACAATTTGGCATCTTCGTTGGCAAGGTCAAGGATGTCACTGATCTCTCAGGTTTGGGTAGATTGCGTGTATGGATATCGCAGTTGAGTTCGTCTAAGGAAGACGATCCGGCTGGCTGGTTTACCATGCGATACTGTCCACCTTTCGCCGGGGCCACTGACACCAAAACAGAAAGCACCGCCAGAGATGCTACCATATATCCTGACACCAATCAGAGTTATGGTTTCTGGATGGTACCACCTACAAAAAACGTGCATGTGATCTGCGGTTTCGTCAACGGCGACACCAGCCAAGGAATCTGGTGGGCCATGTTGCCGCAAGATGGGCACACTCATGCCTTGCCGGCCATTGCATCGGGCAGCACACACGAAGGACTCATCAAACCAGTAGCCGAACGCAACCGATTCAACACCGCCGACAAACAAGAAGAAAATAGACCCGAACACCCGGCCAGTTTCAAACTCGGTCAACAAGGGCTGGACAAAGATCTGCGTCGAGGCCAGACCAATGCAGGTCCATTCAGGAACAAAGAACAACATCCAGGTCTAGCCTATGGTATACTATCGCCGGGTCAGCACAGCATCATGCTCGACGATGGTGAAGACGGCATCAGTGGTGCTATACGGCTGCGCACTTATAGCGGGCATCAGATCGTCATGCATGAAGAAGGCGGCTTCATCTACGTCGTCAATGCTAAAGGTACGGCTTGGATTGAGCTTGACGATGAAGGCAACATTGATGTTTATGCTGCTGGTAATTTTTCAGTAAACGCAGAAAAAAACATCAACTTACGTGCCGGTAACAACATCAACATAGATGCGGCCAATAACATCAATGGTGTCGGTCGCAAAAATGTGCACCTAGAAGCCTGCGAGACTTTCAACATTACCGGCACCAACGGTGTGAAAATCACTTCTCAACTCAACATGGATCTGTTAGCAGCAGCCAGCATGAAGTCGACAGCACAGCGTATAGACCTGAATGGACCACCTGCGCAGTCAGCGGATTTGCCCGAAGAAAATTCTCTGTTTGTAAACTCTAACGTAGGACGAAGTGTGGCCAGTCGTGTTCCCGAACATGAACCTTGGGCAGGCCATAGCAGTTTCTTTGGCGGCGAAAAAATCTCGACCCCATTGGGAGTCGAGGATCCCAAGTTGGGTGAGCCAGATATCACTCCTGCGCCTGAAAGTTACGAAGAACTAGCGCCCGAAACCGACTTGGCCGAGGCCTGCATACCCGAATCAGATCTCGACAAGATAGGGCTGAGCCAAGAAGGCTTTGATCTCTTCATCAGCAGACTGGACTATCGAGGCATGATGTACGCAGACGGGCAAGGCTACAGCGTAGGTTATGGAACACGTGTGGACATTTTTGGACCTAGCAACAAGTCCAGCAAGATTGATCAAAATCTACAGCAGGCCCTGGTGTCTGGACCCAGCGAATCCGAGGCGCGATTGATCGTACGCCAGATCCTAGACCGATATGTCATTCCGCCGCTACGCACGTCGATCAAGCAGTCTGTCGCTGGCCGCAATATCTGTTTGACCCAGGCCATGATCGACTCGTTGATAATCGCTGCCTACTCAGATGCTGGAACCGCGACCGAGATGGCCAAGCAGGTCGTAGACAGCGGAGCCAGCGCAGCTGATGGAAGGCCACTGCCTAAAGATCTTGCCAAGATCTGGGCCGGTTCGTCTTATGCTGGCGACACAGATCAGCGCAACGGAGATCTACAGCATGTGTTGACTGGGTCTGTACCTAGCAGTTTCAAACCCAAAACTCTAGAAAAAACACTAAGAGATGGCCTGCGCCTAGATCAGAATGCTGTGCTCAACAATCGGGCACTGAATCCAGCGTACCCTTGGAACAACAAACTCGGCAACGGACCCGGCATCGGCAAGACCAAAGACACAGCCTTCGTCAAGCCCACACCTGATCAACTAGCGCAGTGGGAACGTAGCCACTATCTAAACACAGGAAAGCCAGCACCGGGTACACGGTTGACCACGGATCAACTGCGTGCCAAGTATGGATCCTCACACACGGGCGGAAATTCTCCGCCAAATGCACCCACCGCGGTGGACTGACCTTGATATAACCCAGTTTATCACCCACTGGTAAATAGGCTTATGGCACGGACAAAATCACAATTCCGAGGTTATAGTTCAGTTGGCACCAACTTTTTGAACCCGGTGCGGTACGACCTAGATCTCGCACGCCAAGATCTGCTGAATCAATTCCATACACGGCTGGGCGAGCGTGTGATGCTGCCTCGCTTTGGCACCATTATCTGGGAGTTGTTGTTTGATCCTCTCGATGACCGTACAGAAAGACTGATACGCGGAGATGTCGAACGAATCATCACCGAAGACCCCCGCTGGAACCTACAGTCTGTCACTGTCACTGAAGGTCCAAATTCGTTAGACATCGAAGCTGTGGTCATTTATCGCCCCACCGACGAGATCATCGTTCTGCCACTGACATTTGATAAAGGAACCAATACACAATGAGCCAGACTCGACGACTGAGCCAACTGTTCGCTGCCGAAAGCTGGCTTAACAACTATCGCTATCTGGTCAATGCTGATTTCAAGGCCTACGACTTTGATAGCCTACGCAACGCTCTGCTGAATTATGTGCAGATCAACTATCCAGAAGATTTCAATGATTTCATCAACTCCAGCGAGTATGTGGCTCTCATCGATCTTTTAAGTTTCCTTGGGCAAAACATCGCCTTCCGTAGCGATCTCAACTTACGCGAAACATTTTTAGAAACAGCCGAAGTCCGAGACAATGTATTGAACATAGCACGCCAACTTGGCTATAGACCTTTCCGTAATGCAGTGGCTTCGGGGTTCCTGCGCATCGAAAGCATACAGACTTCGCAGAACATCTACGACAGCCGCGGTAGGAATCTATCAGGCCAGACCATCGTCTGGGCTGATCTGCTCAATCCAGACTTTAACGAGCAGTTTTCTTTGGTACTCAACGAAGCATTTAACAAAAACAATCCAGTGGGTCGTCCTGTGTCGAGTGTGGCAGCCGGCGGCGTGATCAAAGAAGTCTATGAATTTGATCAGCCTGATAATCGTACCATGGTCAACACTTTTGACGTCACAGCCAAGAACAATAATTCCTTTACTTGTGAAATCGTGCCGATGACGCTGGATCCATCAACAGCATTGGCCGAAGAGGCCACACCAAACCCTTATGGCTACATGACGGCCTTGTTCAACAACGAT